AAATTATGCTAGACAACAAGGCATTGAAACTAGTATATTTGATTATTTAAATAATAACGGAGCAAGAGATTTAGATTCTATATTAGCTAATTTTTTGCGAGCGTTAGAACAACAAGTTAAAGATATGGGTATCGGAGACTTAGAACTATCATTAGATTTTAAACCAGACAATATTATGAATTGGAACGGTAATTTAGTAATGATAGATTGGTAAAGGAAAACAGTTATGAAAAATCATTGGCATTCAAACAATAAACAACGCCAAGCGGCATACAAATACGGTTATAGATCAGGATTAGAATTAAAAGTTGCAGATCAAATTAAAGAAGCAAAATATCCTGTAAATTATGAAACAGAGACATTACAATATGTAGTGCCACAAAAAAATTCAAAATATACACCAGATTTTATTTTTACAAAAAAGAATGGATCTATAATGTATATAGAAACAAAAGGAAGGTGGACTAGTACTGATAGACAAAAAATGAAACATATATTAGCTTCTAATCCTGGTATAGATTTAAGAATGGTGTTTCAGAATCCTAATCAAAAAATATCAAAAGGATCTAAAACAACATATGAAATGTATGCAAATAAATTAGGAATACAACATGTTTCAAAAAAAGATATACCAACAGAATGGTTAGCAGAATGTTGCAAAGAAGGAGAAGATCCAACTATCGTAAAATTTTTTTAAATAATATTTGGATTTCTAATATTATTTTCTTATTATAAATAAAAAAGATAAGATATGAAAAAGTGTATAGTATTAATAGTAACAGTATTATTTTATAATTTAAATTATAGTCAATCAGACACAACTAAGTTAGATCCATTTGGAAAGCCATCTAATTATATTTACAATGTAGGAACATTGCCTACATCATATATAACAGTTTATAAAAGCAAAAGAAGTAAAAAATTACATTATAAGCTAATTGCAAAAGTTAAAAAAGTATATCCATATGCAAAAATTGCAGGAGATCGTTTAAGAGAATGTGAAAAACAATTAGCTGCTATGTCTGAAGAGCAAAGAAATGTTAATTCTAGTAAATATTATAAACGTGTCGAAGAAGAAATAAAAGCTGAATTTGATAATGATATGAGAAAATTAACTGTTTCAGAAGGACAATTATTAATTAAATTGATAGATCGAGAATGTTCTAGAACAGGGTATAGTTTAGTAAAAGATTTAAGAAATGGATTTGTAGCATGGGGGTATCAGCAATTTGCTAGATTATGTGGAACTAATTTAAAGAAAAAATATGATCCATACGGAGAAGATGCAGATATTGAAGAAATTATTCAGATTTATTGTTAATGGTTATATTTATTTATAAATTAGGAATACTATTATGAAAAAAAATATACTGCGTGAAAACATGAAAAGATTTAATACAAAAAATCTTCATGAAGGAGCTGGGGATGTAATGTGGTTAAATGATAATAAAGCTAAAATAGAAACAATGTTAACTACAAAAGATCCTGAATTAAAAGTAAAGTTAGGAAAAGAAGTAAAAGCTGATGGCGAGAAAGCTAACTTTTGGGGAGTAAAATATACAGCGGAAGAAAGATTATTAGGTGCTGTTGATTCTCTAGATTCTATAAAAGGTTTAGTTAAAGGTTTTATTCCAGACGATGCGGATCCTATAAATATGGAAGAAGCAAATTCAATATTATCTGCAGTATTAGGTTCTGCACCGGATTCTAAAATATTAAATGGCATTAGATCTTTAGCAAAATATTTTGGTGTAGAAGTTATTGAATAATTTCTTGGATCTTTGAAAAATTTTTATTATTTTCTTATTATAATAATATAAAGATGAAATCTTTTAATATATAATGTTAATTATTATTAAATGATGATTCGTTAGACCATTAATGTAATGTTTGTGTCTAACATATAATATATTGCCAATACTTTTGATCTTTCAGTATATTTTCTTATAATATTATAGTATGAAGAATCTTAAATTACTTCAATTATTAGAATCTGTTTTAGGTAAAGGAAAACCAACATCTGGAAATAATGTTGCGTTCTTTTCTCCGTTTACATCACACTATAAACCAAAATTAGAAATCGATTTAAATACAAATCGTGAAGGCCAAAATCCATGGCATTGTTGGATATCTGATAAAAAAGGCCGATCTATACATTCCTTATTTAAACAATTAAATTTACCTAAAGACAAATTTGAAAAACTAGGAAAATTAATTGAAAGATCAAAATATAGAGATAACTCAGACAATCAAAAACAAACAGAAGAAGTAATACAGTTACCGGAAGACTACAAACCGTTATGGCTAGAAAGAAAAACTCCTGATTATAGAAATGCAATATATTATTTACAAAAACGTGGAATAACAATATTTGATATA